CGAAGTCGCCGTAGTAAGTGTTATCATCGTTATCGTAGAAGATATTAGCATACGCACCGTTTAGAACAGTGTGTGTGCCAGTAACACTAACATTACGAGACATGTTCCAGTCACCGTTAGCATCAGTCCAGTCACTATCAGTAACAAACCTTAGTCTGTCTGGATCAGTACCTTCTGCCATGCGAAGCATCTGGCGTCCACCAGAAACAAGTTGCATATCGTCAGCGCCAACAAATCTAATATACGTATCTGTATCACCAGAGTGACGAATGTATTCATCAACATAAAGTTGATTTAGAACAGAAGTTCCAGCAGGATCAGCGTAGTAACTTGTGTCACTAGAATCACGGAACCTTTGTGCATCCATGTATCTTGCAGCAACAACATCACCTGAAGTCGTAATAGTAGCACGACTTACAGGGTCGTATCCACCCACTGCTAAGTTATCGGAAGTAAATTGTAGGTTACCCAAGGAATTGGTTGTTAGGTCATCAGGTGATTCAAAGATCGACCATTCATTGCCACCTCTCCAACGAATGCCTTCGCTAGGACCGGGATCATTAAACCAGAGTTTATTTACACCTATAAGATCGCCATTGTTAAACTCCCATTCACCACCAAGGTTACCACCAGTGCGTGGGTTGAATGAGTAAGTTGAGTTTGAAGCATCGCGGAAATTAGTTGCATCAACGTTAGTACCTGTGATGGTAGAACCTGTAATATCACCAGTAACGTCAAGATCGTTTCCAATTATCCCATCGTTAACGATGTACATATCTTGGGCTTTAATTTTTCCTTGGACGTCAGACCTTTTAAGGATTGGTGGCCCAAATTCACGAACTGCCCCGCCAGCATTATAGTTCATCAATACAATTACACGAACGTATTTTACACCAAGTCCATCTGAACCATTGTATGGTGTGTGAGTTGTTGGAACTGTGTGGTAGCCTTTGTATTCTGTCCAAGAGGTAGAAGTTACATTAACAGCAGATGCTCCGAAATAAGTAATTCCATCATTTGAAGCAATAGGATTTTTATCTTTGTCGTATCTTCTGACACCAATATAAAGCAAACCGCCAGAACCGCTTATAAGTCTTACTGCTTGCTCAACGTATATTTCTTCGCCCGGTTCAACAGGAATATAGTCAGAGTCGAAAGTTCTGTAAGCGGATGTTCTTAGTGCATAAGCAGAAGCAAAGGGACCATTGCCATTCTTTACAAATTCGGCTGTGACAGTTGTTGCTTCGTTTTCAGCACCCTGCATAGGTTGAATAACGCGCTTATCCCAATAGTCAGTAGCATCGAACATTTTCATGTCGGCAAGACCAGAGCCATATGTTTTCAGTAGGCCAACATCTTCGTTACCACCGTTGAGCGCAAGGCTACCAAAGATACCAGCACCAAACGCTTGGAAGTTGCCATTTTCTTCAAACCAGAAACGTTCGCCAACACTATTAAAAGAAATGCCCATAGCAGAACGAGAGTTTCTTGTGTTGTGGAAGATTGAGGGGAAGTTAGGATCAGCCGATGTGTTTTGGATCACAATCATACGTTCTTGTGTAGACTTAACCTCAAGAGGATATGTTGTGCTATTAAAGATTGCACTATCACCAGCTTTAACAGATTTAAGTCTTGACTGCCCAGCAAGATCAGCATAGAATGATGTGTCATCATAATCAGAAAAGAATGGTGCTCTCATGGATGAGTTTGCATAAGCATACCCATTTTCAGCACTAAGTTGTGCGATACCATTTGAATAGAGAACTGTTGAGTTGTTACGTGTTGCGTACAATACCCATTCGTTGTCGGTGTCGTTGTACAGACCCATGTTGGTTGCGCCATCAGATATGAAGGCCCAGTCATTAGAAATGGCATAACCAGCATAGCCAGCCTTATCACCGTTGACCATGATGGAACCATAAGAACCAGTTGGGGAGTCGATAGTAATCGATCCACCGTCAACTTGGAACTGGTTTGCTCTCATGATGTTTGTTATGGATGTTCCAGCAAAGTCACCATAATAAGCAACGTTGCCGCTATCAACAAACTGAGGCGCAAAGACATTAACTCCGAAATCAGCAGAGTTGTTGTCAATATTTAAACGCTCTACGTTGTTCGTGACTACCTTGAATGTATCAGCCGCTGAGAAGCCCATGTAAGTTGTGAGATCGCCATTGTGACGAATGTAATCATCAATATCAATTCTATTCATTACGGATGTGGCGGCAAAGTCACCATAGTAACCTGTGTCGTTTAGGTCAATAAACTGAGCAAAAGTTGCTGTAGATGTTGCACCTGTAGCCGTTACTGAACCAGCAACACCGATTGGTTTGTCAAACGAGTAACCAGCACGATCTGTTATGAATTGAGAAAGAGCAGCAGTTTGTGAACCAATTTCAAGCCAACCTGTAGGTGTTGTAAACCTGTGTGATCCTGATGTGTTTGGGTTCCAAGTATAAGCTGTGTTAACGCTATCAGCAAAGATAGGTGCATTCATTGAGTTTGTTGCAGTGACCGCCGTGGTAGTAACTGCTAGACGTTGTGCTCCACCTGTCACTACTTCAAAAGCATCTGCACCACTAAAGTTTAGATATGTGTTGGTGTCACCATTATGAATGATTTGCCCAACAAGTGATATATCGTTTATAACAGAAGTTCCAGCAGGATCGACTAGATATGTGGCATTGCCAGCATCAATAAAACGTGCGCCTGTGATGTCGCCACTTGTGCTAACAGCTTTGTTGCCGCGAACTTTAACAGTCGCAGTGTCATCCATGTAGAAACCACCGCCACTACCAAAGCCAAGTTCATCACCCTTTAGGAATGTAGCTGTGCCATTACCAACAACAAAAGCATCGTCCAAGCTAGTCAATGCAACAGAACCATTTACGTGTAGAGCATTGTTAGTTGCAGTACCGACTACTGGCGTTGCATCCATAACTGCATATGTTACGGTTTGGTCGCCAATGATAACGTCTGATGTGGATGCGTCAACAGAAAGGAGGAAGTTGGCACTTGAGTCTGTCACACTCCAAATTTGATTGTTGTCGATAACCTGATACATATTACCAAAGCCATCGCCCCTGAGTGTCGAAGCAACTACGCCATCAATGTTATACTGTACCAACACGTTGTTTACTGTGTATGGATTGTTACCCAAATCAATCTTGTTTAATGTGGTGAGTGGCAATCCACCATTACCACCTGAGATTGATAAGTTAGGATTTGAAGTGGCTGCTACTGTACCATATGGAGATATAGTAATACCACCATTGCCAGTTATATCATTAGACCTAACCAAATCACCAACGTTGCCAATAGCAACTTGGCCTGCTACTGCCAAAGAGGTAGTTGTAGCATCAAGGTCTAGGAAAGATGTTGTGCCAGTCGGTGCATAATAGATAGGTGAGCGGAACGGAACACTAGAAGAAACTACTGTGTCACTAATATCTACTCTTGCAACTCCGCCTGTTTGCAAAGAAATTGCATCAGTGCCAAATGAAAGCTTTGTGTTTGTATCGCCATTGTGGAATAGATCAGCATCAATACCGACATTTGGACCAATAATATCAACTGATGCAGTGACAGCAGTATCAGTCGCAGTTAATCTGGCAACTCCGCCTGTTTGTAAAGAAATTGTATCAGTGGCAAAAGCAAGCTTTGTGTCTGTATCGCCACGATGGAATAGATCAGCATTAATGCCGATGTTAGTACCAAGAAATTCTCTTGTCGATTCTACGTTAGTGTTGTTTATTAATACAATCGGAAATCCTGCGGTTTGTAAAGAAATTGTATCTGTACCAAAGGAAAGCTTTGTGTTTGTATCACCATTATGGAATAGATCAGCATCAATACCGACGCCCGGAGCAATCACATTTTGTGCAAATGTCGCAGTTGTGTTATTAAGTGTCGCACGAACCGTACCACCAGTCGAGAATGTTATTGTATCAGTGGCGAAGGAAAGCTTTGTGTTTGTATCGCCATTATGGAATAGATCGTCATCAATGCCCAAATTGTTTAGGACAGAAGTTCCAGATGGAAGTGTAAAGTAACCTGCATTAGCAGAGTCTACAAACTTTGGACCAACAAAATTAACTGATGCAGTGACAGCAGTATCAGTAGCTGTTAGACGTGCAACACCACCTGTTTCCAAAGCCACCGTATCTGTACCAAAGGAAAGCTTTGTGTTTGTATCGCCATTATGGAATAGATCGCTATCAATTCCGATTGTGTTCATTACTGATGTGCCAGCGAAGTCGCCAAGATAAGCATTGTTGCCTGAGTCTACAAAACGTGGCGCTTTTATATCGTTAGACGATGTGGTCGCAGTGTCAGTAACAGTAACTCTCTCAACGCCATTTGTAAAGATGTTGAATTGATCGTTGCTTGCAAATCCAATATAAGTATTTGCATCTCCATTGTGGATAATGTAATCATCAATACTAATCTGGTTTACAACAGAAGTTCCAGCAAAGTCGCCATAGTACGCATTGTTGTCAAAGTCTACAAATCTTTTTGCTTGGGTGTCGTTTTCTACAACCCATACGCCAGTAGCTGTCGAATATGTTCTGTACGCAAAAGCGCCATCCAAGAAACCAATTACACCAGCAGTAGATGCGAGAACACGATTGTTTCCAGCACCATCCATTGTCAGCAAAGCAGAACCAGCATTATTACCGATTTTGACCGTACCTTCAAGTTCTAGGTTGCCAGTGGCAGTATCGTTTACATCAGAACGTAAGAATTGAGATGCTTGTATACCATCAACAGTATCAGCATCAAACCCATTACCAGAACCTTCATCAGCAGTCGTAATGATACGCCCCAAGTCTGTACCAGCAGAGACAAGCTTCCAATAATCAGAAGTTTCGTCCCACAACAAAGATGAGTTTACAAGTGTACCACGTTCTACTTCAATGCCACCGTTTTCAGATGGTGCTGAGCCTGTGTAGTTACTGTTGATTACAATAATGTTATCAGCAAGTAGAATTTCTTCTGTGTTGATTGTAGTTGTTGTCCCAGAAACAGTAAGATCACCAGTGACAATTAGGTTGCCGTCAAAAGTATCATCTTGGTCAGAACGCAAGAATTGTAGAGAATTAACTCCATCTAAGAGGTCAGCATCAAGACCAGAGCCAGCGCCGTCGTTTCCAGCATACCAAACTGGTACACCACCGACAGAAGGAACATTGGTAAAGTCTGCTACAGTAGTATTGATTTTAAGTTGGTCGTTGTTGCCAGCAATGAATACCAAACCATTCGCAGTATTATCATTGAATTTGATTTCGTTTGCGCCTGATGTATTTAAAATACTGTAGTCGCCACTACCTGAATTTTTAACTTGTAGCGCACCTACACCACCTTCAAAATTCATTAAAGGAGTATTAATACCGCCCGTGTTCTCAATAGTAATTGGAACCGATGATCCTGAGCTTGTAAGCTTAGATGTACCTTCAACCTGAAGTTTATTTACTGCGTCATCGATTGATTTACCAATCAGAACGTTGTTCTCTGATTGAAGACCATTCTTTACTATGAATTTTTTATCGTTAGCCACGGTTCACTCTCCCCAAGTTGGCATCTTTGTGTTATTTATAATAAGTTATGAAGCAATAAGCGTACCTATAATTTTATATGTTGTTGAATTAGAACTTGCTGGTGATGCCAATAGTGATAGCAATGGCCCAGATATCTCAACGTCGTAGCCTGCCAACTCAAGACCAGTAGCAACTGTACCAAATTCTGTCCCAATGGCAGTTGATCCATCATGAGTAATCAGCAACTTGGTAAGATGCCTTGCAGAACCTACCGTTGCTTGGATTATAATTTCAGCACTACCAAAAGTACCGTGGGGGAACGAGTATAGTGCAGTTTGGCTAGTAGTCGCGGTTGTGAATGTTTTTGAAACAAAAGTAGAATGTTCTTGTTCGATATCGTTGTTGACAGTCAATTTTCCAGACATCGTATCGCCTGTAACATTTACAAATCTATTATCTGCTTCTGTTTCTGTGTAATAAAGATTGTTTAGTTGACCAGCATTTAATTCTGTTTCTGTGTAATATCTATTATCTAGTTGACCAGCATTTAATTCTGTTTCTGTGTAATAGAGAGTGTTTAGTTGGCCAGCATCTAGTTCTGTTTCGGTGTAATAAAGGTTATCTAGTTGACCAGCATTTAGCTCAGTCTCAGTGTAATAGCGAGTATCCAAGTCAATAGACGATGCCGATTGAGCATGACCGTAAGTATCAAATGTAATGCCATTCAAAACATTACCATTTACAAGTGCAACATCAGCAATGGAAGATGTGTCACTGTGGGTAATTGTTATCGAAGTGTTGCTAGAGTCATTTAAGTTGAAAGAACCAGAACCACTAAGACCAGTACCGCCCGTGATTGTTACGAGACCGTTACCAACACTTGCGTTCGCCGCTGATTGGGCTTCGTCTAGAATATCTTGTTTGTGTGATCCATCAAGCAGATCAGCGTCAAGACCTGTGCCTGTACCATCAACTGGAAGTAGTGCAGCTAAGATTTCTGCCCCCGTCTGGTCTGCTGTGGCTAGGTCTTCTATCAAATCAAGTTTTGCACCATCAACTGAGAGGTTTCTTCCATCCACAGTTCCAGTAACAGTAATATTTCCTATAACACCTAAACTATCGTTGAAGTGGTTGTATTGGTTATGTGAAAAGGTACTATTATTATGGTCATAGTTAAAGATATTCTTTGAATAAACTCCAGTCGAACTAACTTCGTTCAGGGAAAAGGAGCTTCCTGTAGTGTCAGCATTAGCGATTTGGCTTGTAAGGTGAACCCCATAGTTATTCGCTGTAGCACTATTAGATAGCCACAAAGTACCGCCGCTGTACTGTGCTGTTGAAGAACCATCTATATTAAGCGATCCATATGCATCAGTAATTTTAGCAGGACCAGTGACATCAAGACCACCCCCAAAAGCAGAGATATCCACAAAGAAAGATGTGCTACCACTGTCGAGTTGTAGTGTGTTATTTGCTGTGTTCCAAGAAAAGTCATCAACACCAGAAACAGAAGCAGTGGATGCTACTGTGATACGACCATCTTCATCAACAGTAATGACTGGAATGGCTGTTGCAGAACCATACGATCCAGCAGTCACACCAGTGTTAGCCAACTCTGTTACAAGAGACATTACGCCAGTGTTCGAAGACGCAAACCCAGTTACCTTGCCAGTAAGAGTTAGGTCAAGACCATCTTCTAGGAGGTCTAATTTCGCACCATCAGCAGCGACGTCTCTTCCATCCACTAGGCCTGTAACAAAGATATTACCTGTAACACCAAGTCCAGTGAATGATTCTATAAGAGTATCATACACGTTACCATCTGCTGTGCCAATAGTAAATGTATTGTTGGCTACGTTCCATGTCGTGTTTGCTACGCCAGCAACAGAAACTGATCCAGCGGCTGTAAGTCTACCGTCTTCATCAACAGTGAATGTAGGTACAAGAGACGCAGAACCATACGATCCAGCAGTAACGCCAGTGTTGGCTAGTTCTGTGGTAAGTGTCATAACGCCATTAGCAGAGGAGGCCGTGCCAGTTACCTTGCCTATTAGGCTCAAGTCTAGGGACGCTGCGGGTACGTTAGTGAAGTTGTCGTAGTCTAGGTAGTAAGCACCAGACTGGGCGTCTAGGAGGTCAGCGTCGAGGCCTGAGCCATCACCATCAACCGTTTTGATTAGGTCTAGTATGGCGTTCGCATCAAGATCGGAAGAGATGTCAACAATAGATTCAGTGTTAGCCGCTATGTCAAATTTCTTAAAGTAAAGCTTACCATCATTTGTGTTGATAGCAATTTCACCCAAGTCCAACTGAGCAGTCGTAGGAATACGACCAGCTACAGCGCTACGGCGTAGTTTAATATTGGTTGACATATCTATGTCCCTTTGCTATAATAGGCATATGCCTTATATTAATAACTAACAATGTATAAAAGAGTATAAGAAAATATCCTATACATTGTTATATTTAGAATGTACCACCATCAATTTCGTTAATGGCAATCGCTATCTGTCCAGCAGTAACAGTCACGTCAACACCATCTGTTCCAGTGAAGGTCAGATTTGTGCCTAGTGTAATTACTTGACTTGCACCAAATTCATCAATAACTGTGAATGAAGAATTTTCTAGTTTAGCATTAGTGATATCACCATCTACTATTGAAAATTGAGTTCCAGTTAAAGTTATGGCATCCCCAGCAGAGTATGTACCCGCGCCAGAGAATTGTTGCCAGACAACATCGTCTGTGCCAAGAACAAAAGTCTCAGCGTCTGTTACTGTTGCAACCCAACCAGTACCATTATTATCAGTACCGTCTGTTACAAATTGGAAAGCACCCGGTATCTCTACTGTTTCGTTGAAATACTCACCGCGAGTAAGAACCCAAGCAGTGCTACCAGAACCAATAGTAGAAAATTCATATGAACCATTTTGCAATGATGCAGTCTGATCTTTTACTAGAATTCTATCGCCAACTACCCAAGAAGAAACTCCATCAATTTCAAGTATTGGAGTGGCTGCAATTGTAATGGTTCCAGCACCATGATTGTATGTGCCAGCTATATTTACAGTAGTTGCGGCAATCGCGGCTGGGATTACTCTCAGACCTTGAGCAACAGAATCTACATAGCCCTTACTTGCGACGTCTTGGATAGAAACTGGATCAGCGATATTCTTAAGTCTGTTAGCATTGAAATCAACTTCATTCGTGAATGCATTAATACTAAGATCGCCAGTACCAGTCGTAATCTCTCTTGTGTCAATGTAAACATCACCAGCACGGAAATTGTTTTCAACAACCAAAGCTTTGATGTTTGAGTCTGATCCACCGGGGTGTATGAAGAATGTGGTGGCATCAGCATCAACAAATCTTTCTGCCCTTACATCACCATTCTGAACAACCCAGTTGCCAGTCGATCTTTCTGAGTAAGCAGCATAGTTGAACGTGTTATCAAGGAAACCAATCTTACCACCAGAAGCATACAAGGTTGACTGACTGCCAACACCATCAGCAAAGCCAATAGATGAGAATGTTAAACCGTAACCAACTCGTAGGGTATTCAGTCTTGTTTCACTAGCAGGATCAAGGAAATAGTCGTTGTCATCAGAGTCATAATATCTTGGAGCAAATACGTTACCCTCAAAAGTAGCGCCAGCAAGTTCTGCATAAACTGTGTCGAGGTGGGTGTAGTCCAACCCAATGGCAACGTTTGCACTTGCACCGTTCGGTTGCGCAATGCTAAGCCCAGATGTAACCCCATCAGGATAGATGTAACGCACATATTGTGCAGTAATTTCAGCTTGGATAGTTGTATTGCTTGCTCTTGTTACCTCAGCAACACCAGCAAGATCACCACTTAATTCAATGTTAAAGTTGCGAACCTTCAGATTCATAACGTCGTTAGTGTCATCGTTTACTGCGATGATACCTTCGTTATTAGCATTACCATCAACAAACATAAGCGCGATAATATCACGAGATGTTTCAGTAAAGTTTGGAATAGCGTTAGCTTGAAGCTCTAACGGAATTTCTGTAGCAAAGTCAATACGACCATCTTCAGTAATACGAATACGAGGAGTAAATCCATCAGTACCGTACATTGCAGCCTGAACACCAGTAATATCAAGGCCAACTTCTAGTTCATTATTGGCAGCATCAATCGATTGGACTTCAAGTCCACGACCAATTTTTAAAGTTGGGTTCTGCAACAAGTCAATAGATGTTGGATACGTGTTAGCATTGTCAACAATAATCATCTTGGATGAGAACTGTGTGTCCAAATAGTTTAGTGTAACAACGTCTCTTGGGTTTACTGGATTGGCAACATCTGTGATTGTGTTGTTGCTTGCATTGATAGTGCCAGTAGCGTCAAGATATAAATTACCATCAGATGTAACTTTTCCATTGACAGTTAAATTACCTGTGGTATAATCAATCTTAAGAACAGAAAGGTTATTGCCGTAATTAAAGTTACCATCTTGGTCAATCTGTAATCTATGTATACCAGCAGAATAGAAGTCTAAGTCATTGTTGTCTGCACCAGCAGATGTTTCTGCAATGATATAAGTGTTTCTATCAAGGTCAATAACAGAACCAGCTAGGCCAGCCCATGCAGTTCCATCATAACCTTCAAATCTAGCATCCTCAGTATTGAAACGTAGCATACCAATTTGTTCAGCAGGTCTTTGTGCTTCAGTACCTTTAGGTAGTACCATTGCACCTGTTGTATCTATTGTAACTACGCCATCATCAGCACCAAGTTTAGCTGTAAAGATTTTGTCAAAGTTCTTGGTTGAACTACCAAGGTTGATATTGCCAGTTGTTTTTGGGTTTAGCGTAGAAGCCAGTGCGTTGATATTGACATCACCATAGAAATTGGCAGTGTTATCTGCATCAAACTGAGCGGCAAGAGAACCAGCAGTATAGAATTGTAGTTGATCGTTATCTGAACCGGGGGCTGTTTCTGCTATGACCTTTGTGTCTTGGTCAACATCAATGACACCACCAAGACCAGCCCATGCAGCACCACCATAACCTTCAAATTGACCGTCTTCAGTATTGAAACGTATCATGCCTGATGTTGGTGTAGGTCTTGATGCTGAATCGCCTTCTGGCAGCTTAATAGCCCCAGTACCCGACACAGTAACGATATCAGAAACAGGGTTGATTTGTGCTAGTGAAACGGTTGTGTCAAGATTAAATTGAGTACCATTAAGAGACAGACCAGCGCCAGCAGTAAAAGTGCCTTCACCTTGGAACTGCACCCAATTAATAGGGTCTGTGTTAATGTTAAAACTAGATGCGTCTAGAACCGTAGAGACCCAACCTGAGCCACCATTAATAGTACCATCTGTTACAAATTCATAAGAGCCCGGAAGTTCAGCACTTGTCGAAAATGAACTTCTTTGGAATACCCATGCTGTATTTGCACTACCTACTTGGATAAGATCGTAGCTACCATTCTCAGCAGCAACAGACTGATCTTTAACGAGCAGGTTTTTGCCTAAGGACCAAGTAGTAACATCATCGATGTATAGGAAATTTACTGGTGGAATAGACAAAGTTGCAGAGACTGTTGTGTTGCCTTCGTCGAAAGTAGCACCCAAATCAGCAGTTGTTGCAGCTAATGCTTGTGGACGTACAACAAAACCAGTAACCAAATTATCAACGTAACGCTTGTTGGTAGCATCAGATGGCAGAATCGGGTCTTCAATAACCTTAACTGTGTTCTCAACACGGATTAATTCAAATTCAAGATAACTTTTATTAACAACATCTTTACCATCAATAGGGTCAGCAACTTGTATAATTCTTGCGTTGCTTACGTCTACAGAATTATTAGCCGCTGGCTGAAGTTTTACATTGCCTAAACTCGTGATAGTGTTGGTTTCTAGTACCAAGCCACCAGCATCAAGTTTAGTCAAACCTACGATCTCAGGTGTTGTTCCACCCAAAGTAAGCGCAGTGCTACCAAACGTTATGTTATCAGAAGATATTACATTATTGCTTGAGGAGAAGTTTACTGGATCGAAAGAATTGTTTCTGAACTGTGTAATGTGGCCAAACTGATCTAAGTCAATATTTCCAGCAAAAGTTAGTCCAGCGTTATTTGAACTTATTTCAGTAGAAGTGTTGGCGTGGCTTATTACAAGATTTGCATTTTCTATGTTAGTTTCAGATGTGACAATGATACCTGCACCAGCATCAATTTGGGCAACGTAATTTCCGACTGTATCAATGCCCAGAGTAATCGAATCTGGTACAATAAGTGGTTTTTTCTCAGCGGCAGCTACGATCCTGATGTTGCTAGGTGCGCCGACCTTAACTTTAATACTCACAAGTTATACCTCCGTTATAGTTGGAATAACAATTGCTAGACCTTCAACTATTTTGGACATTTCACCACTAGATTTTCGCATCAGTACATCGTATTCATATTTGCCCGGTTTTAAAGTAGCAGTAACATCGGCTTCTAAAACAAGAGTGATGTCGTTTTCATTTTTTTCTATTGTAAATTCGGCTGTTCTCTTGGCAGAGTACATTTTTCTAAGATCAGCATAAAAGCTGAACGTGCTGATTACAAGATCATCATCATCACCGTCGAAAAGTTCTAACGAGATGCGGAAATCAGTACCCTGATCTATGTAAATATTTGCTTTTGAACCCATTTTAAATCTCTTTTATGCTTAAGCTTGCTTTATTCTATTTATAATAAGAAAGCAGTTTGCAATGGATGAAAAAAATGGGGCAGTACGCATTTATACCACCCCACTTATACTCATCAAAAATGCTCATATTTAAGCGTGATTAGTTTCATCCACTTTGTCACTCAAGTCTTTGATAGCTTCAATCAGAAGACCAACCAACGAACCGTAAGCAACACTTTTAATTTTGTCACTAGAGTCATCGGTTATTACTGCCTCTGGAATTACAGCTTCAACTTCTTGCGCAATAAGACCAATCTTTTTTGCATCAGGCGCAGATATTTTATTAAAGTAAACGCCTCTCATGCTCTTAACTTTTTCAAGCGCCGAACCAATAGTTTCAACATTCTCTTTCAGTCTAGCATCAGAGTTTGTTGTAACATCGCCCGTTGCTGTGAAATTACCAGTCGTATTGTCGAAAGTAAAGATGGCAGCGCCACTGCTTCTATTTTCTATGATTATCGAAGTCGCGTCGGTTGTACTCACGTCAAATAGTAATGCACCAGTAGCACTTTCAAACCCTAGCTTAGCAGCCGCATTCAAACCAAATCCTATATGAACATCGCTTGGGAGTGCCAAGTCAGAAGTAAGACCAGTTATCGTTGTGACGTCAATCGTACCACCAACAGTAATGTTACCACCAAGAGCAATGTTTTCTAGGCTTAGTTCATCAGCAGAAGATGTGTAGAAGAAGTTTTGTTCGCCACCCGGATTTGGACCCAATGTAGCAAGCAATTGTCTTTGATCTGCACCAGCTTCGAAGAATGGGATGAACAATGCAGTGTCTTGCAATGTAGATGTGTGGACGTTCTGAAGGTTGCCAACGCCGCCTTCATTGCCCGGTCCCTGTACACCTTGCGTACCTTGGAAACCGTAGTCACCTTGGAAGCCTTCTGTACCTTGGAAACCTTGAACACCACCACCAATAGCACCTTGGAAGCCCAAGTCACCTTGAACACCTTGAATGCCTTGCATACCTTGGACACCTTGTCCAGTAGTACCTTGTACGCCAGTTTCGCCCAAGTCACCCTGAATACCCTGTGTACCTTGCGCACCCCCATCACCACTTCCACCGACTAAACCTTGGAAGCCCTGTGCGCCTTGGAAGCCACTAAAGCCCTGCAAACCTTCTCCACCAGTTCCACCTTCGAAACCTTGTACACCTTGGAAACCACCTGAACCTTGGAGACCTTCATCACCGATACCAGCAGCACCTTGGAAACCTTGAGTACCTTGATTACCAGCACCAGTTGAACCTTGGAAACCATTGTCACCTTGGAAACCTTGGAAGCCGTTAAAACCTTGAGCACCTTGATTGCCTTCACCAGCAATACCTTGGAAACCACCTGCACCTTGGAAACCTTCAGCACCCTGAAAGCCTTGAAGACCTTGTGTACCTTGCAAACCAATACCAATAGGGCCGTCTGTACCTTGAATACCCTGTGTTGACTGCATACCCTGAATGCCTTGGAGACCGTCGTTACCTTGGATACCACTTGCACCAACGCCGTCGTTACCTTTGACGCCTTGAGTACCTTGTACACCTTGGAAACCGTCGCCACCCTGAAGACCAAACGAACCTTGGATACCTTGCGCACCTTCGCCGCCCACTTCGCCTTCGCCACCAATAGTACCGTCTGCGCCTTGGAAACCAGTGTCACCCTGTGGACCAGCCGAACCTTGAATACCTACGCCAAGTAAGCCTTGAACGCCTTGGTTGCCTTGGATACCTTGCGCACCAATCGAACCAAGTTGGCCCGAAATACCTTGGTTGCCTTGCATACCTTGGACGCCTTGAATACCCTGTCCACCAACTGGGCCAATATCACCTGTTCTTGCGAAAGTGATAACAACGTCTGTTGCATCAGCAAAAGTTCCAGCAATCGAACCTGATACATAAGAAACTTCAATTGCGAAGTAACCAGCAGATTCTGTTAAGCTATCAATTACATAAATTACAAAGTTTGCTGGCTCACCATTTTCGGAAACCTTGAGGTGACCTTTAATTGGGCTGGTTGAGTCGTCAATTGTTCTCAAGAAAGGTTGGATGTCTGTAAAGTTATCGTCTCTGTCATCCATGAATAGGTAGTTGGCAGAAGACAAAGAAGCATTGTTAAACTTCAGAGTACCAACACCGGGGTCTGTTGTTGTAACATTTGTGCTGAATGTGTAATCGAACGTGATGCCACCAAAGCTACCCGTTTGACCTTGCAAACCACCAGTACCCTGAAAACCATCGGTTCCTTGAGTACCCTGTGGACCAATCGGCCCGGGAAATCCTTGTACGCCATCATCACCCTGAATACCAGTTTGACCTTGTAGACCCGTTTGACCTTGTAGACCAAAACCTTCGTCACCTTGAAGACCCTGTAGACCCTGTAGACCTTGCAAACCTTGTAAGCCTTGCGTACCTTGCAAACCTTGGTCGCCAGTTACTGAGAAGGAAACAACGATATCTGTGTTATTTGTAAAATATGTAGCATTTGCATTGACAGATTTACCAAGATATGATACATCAAATGTATACGCATTGGAAGCTGCAAGCGAAGATGTAATACCGTACAAAAGAAATTCTTGTGGGTTAAACACAGAAGTAATTTTAATATAAGCTTTAATTGTGCTTGAAGACAAATCGATAGTATTGAGGAAAGTCGATATATCGTTTGTAAATGTGTCTTCTTCATGCATACGCAACACTGTAGCTGCTGTAACATCAGCATTGTTTAGCTTAAGAATACCTGAGGCAGGAACAGATGCCGTTACATCTGGGTTGTAATCGTATTCAAACGATGCACCACCGTATGATCCAGCAATACCTTGCGCACCTTGGAAACCTTCAGTACCTTGAATTGACTGTGGACCTTGAACGCCTTGAACACCTTGGACGCCTTGGACGCCCTGTAATCCTTGAACCCCTTGGAATGCTTGTGGACCTTGAACGCCTTGAACGCCTTGGACGCCCTGTGTTCCTTGAATGCCAGTCGTTCCTTGATTTCCGCTAGTTCCCTGATAACCTTGAACACCTTGGACACCTTGATCGCCCTGAATTCCTTGGTTGCCTTGGACGCCCTGAATACCAGTGCCGCCTTGCAGACCTTGGACACCTTGGACGGACTGAGTACCCTGAATTCCCTGAATCCCTTGTACGCCTTGATTTCCCTGAAAACCAGTGTCGCCTTGGACGCCCTGAATTCCTTGCGTACCTTGAATTGACTGTGGACCTTGTGTACCCTGTGTACCTTGAAATCCTAGATCGCCCTGAATGCCAGTCGTTCCTTGAATTCCTTGCGTACCTTGTGGGCCAAGATCACTTACGTTAATTACGCCACCCATTATAGAGTGATTTGAACATTGGTAATATAATGTATTTGGTGCGTCGTATGGCAACTGTACCATTACCGTACCAGTTTCAGCACCATTATTAGTCACGCCATCATTATATTGATCGCCTGTACCTGTTGTCTGTGCTGTTTTAATATAAAACGGGTGGCCTGAGACATTAACATTAAAGTTATATGAGAAACCACGAATGAGATGAAGGATTGGTTGAGCTACGCCGTCAACAATGTAGTTGGTAGCACCGTTATTGGTTACCGTATAGTCTCGCGTACCTTCTGTGCCTTGAACGCCTTGAAATCCAGTATCGCCTTGAATGCCTTGGACACCCTGAAAAGCTTGTGGGCCTTGGACACCTTGGTTGCCTTGCGTACCTTGAACGCCTTGAACGCCCTGAAATGCTTGTGGACCTTGAACGCCCTGTGTACCTTGATTTCCCTGAATGCCTTGGACACCCTGAATACCGATTGTACCCTGAAAGCCTTGCGTACCTTGAAAACCACGGAAACCACGGCTACCCTGAATACCTTCTTCGCCAATAATTCCTTGGACGCCTTGAGTACCCTGTGTACCGATAAAGCCTTGGACACCACGAAATGAACCAACATTAATCCATGTTGCGCCATCGTAAACCCAAAGCTCATCATCTGTTTCGTCTATTGCAGCTTGACCAGTAGTTGCTGAAGGAAATGCTGTGTTAAGAGTTGCTTGTGGATCACCACCAGCATCGACGTCAGGAACAGAACCGATGACATCAAAGCCCGGCCCATAAGTACCTTGTAAACCTTGTAAGCCAGAATCGCCCTGAAGACCTGTTGTACCCTGAATACCAGCGCCAACAGCATTCCATGCTATCCCTGTGGAAACATAAATTAAGCCATCTGAGCCAAAAGCTACAGCACCTTTATACGGTGCTGGGTCTAGTTGGATCGGTACTGTTTGAGGCGTACCTTGCCCAATAATTCTGCTTCCGCTTATAGATTTAAAAGCCATTATACATCATCCTCTTCGGATTGACCAAGGGTGAACGATAATGTAGCATCTACTGCTAGGTTCGTGTCGCATTTAAGTTCTAGTAAATCACCAGATTTAAAAAATTGACCGTTAAGAGGCAAAGGAACTGTGTCATAAGCTGGAATTTGTAGATTTCTGATAATCCAAAATTCAGCGTTGACATCTTCCCTGTGAGTTCTTACATCAACTGCGACAGTAGTAGCCGTGAAGTTACATAGGACAAGAGGAGAAATAACTTCTCCTACGCCCGGTTCGACTTGAGTTGAACCCCCAAAGACTAGCTCTGGGACTTCATAGTTTGGTACTTCAATCATCGTCTGCCAGTTAGTCGTTAATGTAAAAGATTTAGCGACTGGTTTAGCATCAGGTGCTTGTGATGTTACGATTGTTGTAATTGCCATTAGAGTGATGCCCTACTGTTGGAAGCCCTTCGAGCGAGTTTTCTGACCGATGATGTAAATGGACGACCTTCGATGCGACCTGTTCTACCATTGATTTTCAAACCTCTTGCGAAGTACTGGTTATTCAATTCGTCTGATCCAGACCATCTAATTCTACCACCACCCTCTGAGAGGACTGAAGCGGTAGCACCAATAGCAGCACCAATGTTTCTAAAGTTCAAAGGCAGAGCGTTTCTGTTAACACCTGCCGATGCGCCGTTAAACTGGTGAGCAATTGATTCAACGAGCGAACCAAAGACCAAGAAGTCTGGTCTTAGAACACTTTCTATTAGTACGTTATCAATCAATTCTGTCACCATGTTCCTGTGTGCTTGATCTGGAGCGATATTGTTATTTATATAAGTTTTCATCTGTTCCCAAGCCTTATAGAAAGAATAAAGCAAATCAGAGTTGTTATCACCAACAGTGATCCAGTTTGTGCCATTCCAATGGTATATAACACCAACATAACGGTTTACGTTATTATTAGTTGGAACAATGTAACAATCCCAAACCTTCATATCAGTCAAAGCATTTCTTGCAGTTATTGTTGCAACTGTACCCTTAAATCTTAGCTTGCGCCAATCAGCAAAGGATGCTGGTGGGTTGAATACTGGGAAAACGTGCTGCTGGTTGATGTTAAACAACGCGGCTGCAAATGATCTCATTGCTCTGTCTGTACCTTCGATTACATTAGCTGGATCGTTGAATGAGAAGTCATTTGCAAGAATTTGCAATAGGTTCCCACCGTCACGATAAGTCTTGGGTAGATCGATAAACTTGTACTCAGAAGTAATAAATCTTTGTACTTCGCTTTGGAGTTTGCGTCTGTTGTTAGCAAGAATGTCTTTTGCAAAGCTGAATTCTTTACTTGCACCGACAACATAGTTAGGCTCAGTCAACGGACCAAGACTTAGTGCTGAGTTGTTGAATAGTGCGTTATAGAATATCAAACCAAGATCATATACTTGATCTGCTTCTACTTGCGTACCAACATTATTTCTGATAAACTGACCTTCCAGTGTACCCATAACTGCTGACTTAGCAAGCTCACCTAGTTTGCGATATGCTCCTGCTGTTGCTACTCTTGTATCTTCTGGAATTCTTAGTTCGTTGTTCCAGAAGTAGAAGTCTGCATTCCATCTGGAAGCTGAGTTACCACCATAGTTAAGGTCGTAGCTGAAGGCATCCAAGATGTAGTTTCCATCTCTGTAGCATTTGGCTTTGTTGTAATCAAGAACGCTGAATTCTTTGTTAATCCAAGTTGTGATATCATCAGCAAGATTATCAAGGTTTTCATCAATCGCGTTTCCAGCCCAAATCAAGTCTGCTGATACCCAAGAAGTATCTGGCTCAACCAAATCAGGCACTGCGTCTAGGCTATTGCGACGGATTGCCTCTTCAATAATTCTTACAAGATTAGCGACTTCTGCGCCTTCAACTGCTGTTGCTGGGTTACCAGATACATCTTGACCAACGGCAGTTTCTTGAACTACTTTCTGAACCAATTGTGCCATCTCATAGAAGAAATCAGCAGTTTGGGTTCTTTGGTCATATGGAAGGACACTGTTAGCGTTATCAAAATACATATTTGCATTCAATAGAGTACCGTAATTTGTTTGGTACTGGACATCGTGAGATAGTGCATCAATAATGATACCTACATCTCTACGACATTTGTGCTCAGGATAGCTAAGACCATTGTATGTTTTGGAAATGAAGTTTACCATGGCTGTAGCCAATACAGCTTTATTATCAGCAATAGTATCAATGCTATCTAGAATTGTTTCGCCAGCCATCCACTGCTTGAATGGTTCAATTCTGATTGGTAGTGTTGTTGGGTTATTTTCAACAACAACATTTGCAATTGTGATCGCCAAGTCTCTTGCTTCTCTGGCGATATATCTTCTTGCGACCAAACCAGTATTGTCTTGCTTGAGTGTAGCACCGATAACAGTTTGTACTGCGTTTTTAGCAACACTTACGAAAGTGTGTACTTTCTGTGCGCCTTTACCAGCAGAGCCTGCATTTACAGTAATAGTTGTTGCAGTTGTTGCAATTACTTTTACTGGCGAACCATTCAATGGATCAGATGCTCTTGGATGTGAGATATTTACGGCTGCACCGCTTGCGTCTAGGCAAGAGAATGTGAAGGCATTTGTTGGGAACATAACGTGGTTTCCAACTTTTAGGTCATGCCCACCAGATAGAGTGATAACCATATCGCCATTCAATGCATCGTATGTTGCTGTGTTTGGTGTGTAAGTTCTGCCAATTCTCAATGGAACCTCTGTTTGGCGGATTACATCGTGGACAACTTCACTAAGGCGCATGAACGCTCTTTTCGAAGCTGCTCTTTGTGAGAGTGGCAGTACATTTACACCGTTAGCAAAGTGAATTTGTGCATTGTTCCATGTAGCAGCATTGCCGCCATATTGAACATCATGGCTGATACCGTCAACAATATAACCAACATCACGGCGACATTTCTCTCTGCTGTACTCAAGATAGCTGAACTTAGTTTTGAGGTAAGTTGTGATGCTTGAGGCCAAAGATGTCTTTTCAGTAGCAATCAAAGCTGCTTCTGTTTCGTATGAGTAGTTAGTACCAACACCACTTGCTTCAACAATCGCTGGGATGTTGATTAGAGAGTTGTCAGTGATAAGGTCGCCAACGATAGCCCACAAAGTTTGTGCAGCGGTTGCTGTAGTTGCGTCCACAGTACCAAACACGGCGCTCTGCGATAGGCCATTACCAGTTGTAGGGGTAACAGGCTGCTTTAGAAGCAATGCTCTTGTAACCGTCGCTAGATGGGTCCACAAGGCTACTGTAGGCGCTCTTTGAGCAAGTGTCAAGGAAGACAAACCATTTTCGAAGTATAGCTTTGCTATATCTCTCATTGCTGTGTTTGTGCCATGTCTTATGTCATAAGTTACCGCGTCAACCATGTAGCCTGTGTCTCTTTGACATTTAGCTTCAGTGTAAACCAAGGATGAGTAATTAACATTTACCCATGCCGTAGCTTCTGCTTGCAAGAACGCCCTGTTGGCAATCATGCCGTCCGAACCGTTTTTGGTGAACGTGGACACTTGTGCTGTGCCGTAATTGTAGTTAGTTCCGTCAGCCACGAAGTCATTTGTCATGACGTCGATGATATTAGTGAAGGAACCCGTTGCTCTAGTGAGTGCTACACCGCTTAGCTTAGCTTCGATGTCTCTTTGTATATAGCGAATTCCTTCTATCGTTTCAGCAAGCTGTTCCTCAATTACTTCTTGAGCGCCAGCCATACCATTACGATATGCCTTACCAGCATACTTACCGTTGTATGTGGAACCTGTTTGAACATCTCTTCTTACAGCATCAATGATAAACCCTGCATCTCTTGCACATTTATCTTCATCGAATGTGTAGAATTCATCTTCGACAAATGCGACGATTTCATCTTGAATGAATGTTTTGTTTCTTTGAAGGGTTTCTCTTGCAAAGGTTCTGCTTGGTGACATAATAGGATTGCCAGTAACTGTTGGCAATTCTTTGCGCTTCTTGAGAACATCATCTTTAGAGCCAGTCAGACCTTCGATTTCAGGTGTATCGTCAACTAGGTCTGCAATAACAGTTGCTAGTGCTTTACCTTGTGCTGCGATAGTTGCAGAGCCAGCAGTACCCGACAAGTCTTGGGATGTGATGCTACCTTTGATTTCTTTGATTGCATCAGCATCCGCGCTGACGAATGTATGAGCACCACTATAAGTTCCTGCTGTACCAACCTGCAACGTAATAGTTGTAGATGTTACAGAAGTGATAGGAACTGCTTTGTTGTAGAATGGGTGGTGTGCCTCTGGGCTTGCATGGTTTTGTGCGCCAGAACCGTTATCACAAGAGAATGTGATGCTTTCTGGGGCAAACCAGATATGGTCGGCATCTGTTAATGTATGCGTACCAATGGTTGCAACAAAGACGCCAGTGTCTGGGTCATATGTAGCATCGGTTGGAGTGAACAAAGCACCAAAGATTGGAAGTACCTGAGTTTCTTCGATAACATCTTCGACAACATCAGCAAGGTGTAGGTAGGCCAATCTTGTTGGCATACGCTGATCGAATGGTAGGATGTTAAGTGCAGCATCCCAATAGTAGCCAGCCGCATTGATTGTACCAGCATTACCACCATATTTGACATCTTCTGTGATCGCGTCAACAACGTATCCAATATCACGGTAGCACATCGCTGTGTCGTAACCAAGACCATTATATGTTTCGCGAATGTAGTCAGTGATTTCTTGTTGGTACTTAGGAATGCTCCCAGAGATAAGCTGTGTGTCAGCATCAATAGCAGCGTCGTAGTTTGCCACTGCTGTTGTGTATGCTGGCTCAGTGATCGCTGGCAATGAAGTGATATCGTTGTTACGAACAACGTCTGCAACAACTTCCCATAGGCTTTGTACGGTTGCCGAAACTGCTGGAACAGATGCTTTTCTGAATGAATTTGCTGTGGCGCTCACAAAAGTGTGTGGCTTGACGTAGCCATTTGCGTCACCAACATTCATAGAAATGGTAGTAGCTGTTACAGACAAGATTTCGATTGGCTTGTTGAACCAAGGATCAGAAGCTCTTGGGTGTGAGATATTAATTGGTGTTGGATCAACATCAGATGTTGCACATGAGAAAGTAATTCCGTTTGTGTCAACAATGATGTAGTCGCCAACTTCCAATCTGTGCGTACCGATTGTTACGGAGAACGCACCACCTACTGGATCGTATGAACCATCTGTTGGTGTATATGTAGGTGCAAGTGTTGCCGTTTGAACTGCATCAGCTAGAGCACTCACGAATGTGTGTACTTTATTGACACCAGCAGCACCAACTTGCATTGTAATAGTGGTCGCATCAATCGCGTCAATTGTGATCGGCTTATTAAAGAACGGATCACTTGGACGTGGATGTGAAATATTCACTGGTGCGCCAAACTCATCTGGGCAAGAGAATGTAATACCGTTTTCAACAATAGAAATTCTATCACCAACTGTATAGGTGTGAGTTCCGATTGTGATAACCATTACGCCTGTTACTGAGTCGTATGTTGCATCCGTTGGGGTGAATGTTGTATTGTCTGCTCTTACTTGAGTTGTAACTCCTTGTAGTGGAGTAACAACTTCATTTCTTACGATTTGGCCAGCAATGTTAGCAGCAAATTCAAATGTCTCTGCTGTTGGTGTTCTTTGGTCTTCTGGAAGGATACCAACAGCAGCATTAAAGTAAAGTCTTGAATTCAAGACAGTCGCTGCGTTAGAACCGTGCTGTACATCCCATGAGATTGTGTCTGCGAAGTAACCAATGTCACGCTCACATTTTGCTGCATCATATGTAAGAGTAGGATAGTTTGCAGCTATGAATGCTGTTACCTCATCTTGGATGAATGCTTTGTTAGCTTGAATTGTAGACTTGGCTTCATAAGCTTCATCAGTGACATATGTTTTACCAAATACCAGAGTATCAGCCGCTGCTTTGTCATTCTGCATGATATCGATGATTTCATCAAAAGCAGCATTTGAGCGAGAGATTGCAGTTGCGTTAGTGATGTCGCCAGCAATCTCGCCTTTTAGCCAAGTAATTGCGCCGACTGTTTCTGTTAATTCATTAGCAATAACAGATTCTGTAGAAGCATTACCTGAGCGATATGAAAGTCCTGTATTGACTGTGTTTACATTTGAGCCTGTGAGTACATCTCTTGCAACTGCATTCAAGATAAAGCCTGTATCGCGTTGACATAGTGCTTTATTGTAGACAAAGTAGTTGTTTCTGATCCAAGCATCAACATCATCTTGGATGAATTTCTTATTGGCTTGAAGTTGACGTGCTGCATATTCGCCGTCTTGAGTTGCTGTAACTTTAGCAAGACAATCAGCATCCGCGCTGACGAATGTGTGTGCTCCAACATAACCATTGCCGTCGCCTACACTGATAGAGAATGTGTTTACATCAGAAACTGTTACTGTTAATGGAAGATCATAAGCAGGATCGCCAATTCTAGGATAAGATGCAGATGCAACCCCACCATTATCACAAGAGAATGTGAAGCTGTTAGGTTTCATCTGAACGTGGTTGCCAGTTACTAGGCCGTGATTTGTCGCTGTGACAACAAATGCACCGTTGGAGGGGTCATATGTTGCACTTGTAACATCAATAAGTTCTGGCTTCTTGGCTGGGTCTGTCCAGTAAATTGCGTTAGTGTCGATACAATCAACATCAGCACTTACGAAAGTGTGTGCCGCTGCATATCCACCAGCATTACCAACGTTAACCGTGATAGTTGAACCAGTTGTACCTACAATTCTTACAGGTGATTTGTAAGCAGGCTCACCAAGTCTTGGGTGGCTGATTTCAACAGTCGTACCAGCTTCGGTATTTGCGCAAGACAATGTAATTGACTTTGGTGCGATTGTGATCCACTTACCTTCTGGAAGGCTGTGCGAACCAATTGTCAATGTCATCTCACCAGATACAGGGTTATACGCAACATCAGTTGGTGTAACTTTACCTGAATAGACACCTACTGTTTTGATGCCATTTGGCAATGCACTTACGAATGTGTGTACGCCAAGGTAACCACCACCGTCGCCTACATTAACTGTAATAGTTGTAGCAGAAACAGAAGAGATTGTCAATGCAGTTTTGTAAGCTGGATCAGTTACTCTTGGGTATGATGCTTCACCTACGCCGCCATTGTCACAAGAGAATGTAATGCCACCCTCTTCGATCATGATCTGTTCGCCAACTGTAAGCTCATGAGCGCCAATGGTAATTTCTGTGATACCAGTTGCTGGGTCATATGTGGCTGTTGATGGAGTGAATGTGCCGTTAAGAACTGCAACTTCTTGGACCGAACCCGCTTTCGCTCTTACGAAAGTGTGTACACCAGAGTAACCGCCAGCATTGCCAACATTAAGAGTAATGGTGTCTGCTGTTTTTGCAGTAATTGTCTGTGGTACTCTGTAAGGACCGTCTGTTACTCTTGGGTGGCTGATGAAGATCGTTTCGCCAGTCACACTGTTAGCACAAGAGAATGTAATACCTTCTTTTGCAAATAGAACTTCATCACCAACATCAAAGAAGTGATCTTCAATTGTCAAGGTGAAGACACCAGATACTGGATCATAAGATGCATCTGAAGGTGTGTATTGCTTGCCCTCAGTTTGCATGATGCCCATGAATTCATCAAAAGCACCTTCGATACGACCCACCGTAGCAAGATCAGTTACCAAGTCGGTAGTTGCAACCTTGAGGTGTTCGAATGCACCAAGTGTCTGTGGAAGCTGTTCTGTTAGAAGGACTTCTGATGTCTTGCCACGATATGCAATGCCAGACTGGATTGCCATAAAGTTTGAACCTGTAAGCAAGTCGCGTGAGACTGCTGGTAGGATATATTCGTTAACATCACGTTGGCACTTCTCACTATCGTACATAAAGAAGTTGCTTTCAGCCCAAGTCATCATCGAGTCTTGGATGTATGATTTGTTGATTTGTAGTTGCTGACGGGCATAAATCTTTTCGGATACGATGTTTGCGTCATTACTAAATGTAATTGCTTGACCTACAACAGAAACAGCGTTACGTGTTGCACTCACGAATGTGTGTACGCCAGTATAAGGAGTTTTGCCAGTATTAACAGTGATGGTATCTGTTGTTGCAAAAGTAATAGGAACTGCTGTTCTGTAAGATGGGTCAGACGCTCTTGGGTGAGATAGCTGGATTACGTTGCCATCTGTATCACAAGAGAATGTGAATGCTTCATCCGCAAAGGTAACCAATCTACCAATCGACAAGCCATGACCAGCCATAGTGATTACAAAATCACCTGTTGCTGGATTATAGGATGCGTTTGTTGGTGTGAACTTGTCGCCGTTGTTACCAAGAATATCAACGATCTGATTAAATTTATCATAAGCTCTTGTTGCGCCCAGCGCAGTGTTGGCTTGGATAATTTTGTCAGTTTCTGCTCTTAGTCTTTCGTATGCAGCAACAGTTTCGTTTCTTTGGTTTCCAATCACAGAAGAGGCTTGCTTGAAGTAATAGGCATTACCTGCTGTCACTGAGTTGTAGTTTGTATCAAGCATCATGTCATTTTTGACTGCTGGCAAGATATATTCTTGGATGTCACGAGCACACTTGGCGCTATCGTAAGCAAAGAAATCTTCGTTATTGTCGATCCAGTCAACCATACCCTGAATGATAAGGTCTTTGTTGTCTTGGATTAGGTGACGTGCATCTTCTTTCGATGTGGATACGTCATCAGTATAGGAAGTCCAAACGATTGGGCTTGCGTTCTCTTCGCCATTATTAAGGATGTTGATTGTTTCATCCAAGGAAGTAGAGATGCGGTTTGTAACATCAGAGGAAGCGTTTGAGAAAATATCAAGAATGCTTTCTTTAAGATGCTCAATAGAACCCACTGTTTCTGTAAGCTGCTCTTGTTTAACAACGTAAGAGATCGGGCTGCTATATGTGATACCGCTTAGACGGCCCCAATAGTTGCCACCAGTCGCTACGTCTTGTGCTGTTAGGTCTACAAGAATGCCTGTATCGCGGAAACACTTGTCTGCATTGTAACCTTGATAACCTAAACCGGGACCGCCTTCAAACCCTGTAGTTGTGTTGGCTGTTAGGAAATCGACCATATTATCAAGAATATCATCTTTTGCCGCCATGATTGAGTCAGCGAATGTAGTGTTGGCGAAGAACAAGTTGTCATCACCTTCTGCTGGTCTAATAATAGTTGTGAAGCCTTTTGCTCTCATTGAGATGTCACCAAACTGAGTACCTGAGTTGTTCAGGGTCATTTGGCCACCATTCAAGGCATAGAAAGCTTGGCGTGTAAAGATCGAAAGTGAACCAATACCGTTAACACCAGCACCGTTTTTAGCAACATAACCTGTACCGTTTTGGGTACGTGGCGTGAAACCAAAACAAAGAACATATGTGTATAGCGAGTCAGTGTCAAGAACTGCACGGTCAGCTAGAAGACAACCGCCCCCACGACCAACTGCTCTGTTTGGGAAGTCATCAATACCGATGCTCTCAACTGTACCTGTGCCACCGCGTTGGGCGTAAAGCATGTCGCCAATTTCTACGTTGCCCTTAAGGTTACGGATATAAATCTGGCGATTTGAGTTGATGTCGGCAATGTATGAGATGAAACCAGTTGCGCCAGATGAGAATGTTACTTCATCATCAATTTCAAATAGCGTTTGAGCACTATGCCCAACCGCAAGATAGAATTCTTGGCCAAGGTCAGAGATGCCACCCTTGGAGTTGAATGGGTTAAGCGCAGGTTCAACGTCAAGACGGTTAAAGTTTGAAAGCTGCGAACTATCTCGAATGTATGGCGAACGTCTTAGCAAAGCGCCCGGACGGTAAGCAATAGCAAAACCACCTTCAGGATAATCAAAGTTATCAACCTCAAAGTTCATATAACCGAAACCTTGGACGTAGCAACCAGAACCAACTAGAATACCGTTTGTTCTTTCGTAGCCCGGAGATTTTCTAATGACAGTGGCATACTGACCTGCTGTCGAAGTCAAAGAACAATCATCTGGAAGTGCAATAGGCTCTTCAACGTAATAAGCGCCTGGGCCTACGGAGATGTGTACTGCATGGTCGATATCATTTCTGTCGTACTGACCACCAGCTTTTTCTAGTGCTATCTCAGCGGCTCTCTTAATTGATCTCACAGGCTGTAGGATAGTACCGGGGTATCTGTCATCGCCATCAGCAGCAACGTGGACTTTAAGAGCCTTTTCTGTGTTCTTGGAAACTTCATTGTAAAGCTGACGATAAGTCATCTTTTCAGTTTCGCCAGTTTTAACATTCTTAAGAGCGAAATAGCTGTCTTCGTCCAACTTAGGTTCAAAGACTTTAGTAAGCTCCATATCGAAGTCTACAAGATCAGAGCCTTGAATTGTTGTGTTGGCGATTGTCGAGTCTGTGATTGCACCGCCGTCAAAGGTAGACTTTACTTGGTCTAGGCCTGAAGCAGAGGAACTTGTGATCGTAAGGTTTTCTGCAACAACGTTGGACATGCTACCTTGGAACGATGTATTGGCAATAACTGAGTCTTGAATAGTACCTTGAACTGTGGTGTTGGTAAAGATGTTATTATTACCAGTACCATCAGAGAAATCTGAGTTCAAAAGGGCCATGTTGTTTGCAGAACTGTCATTGATAACAGAACTTGTCATGATGATGTTGTTTGCAGTCGTATCAATAATGGATGAGTTACTGATAAGAGTATCCCAAATTTGACCATTCGAGAAACGTGAGTTTGTAATGTCAACGTTATCAAGATCAGTATCACGAATGTTTGAATTAGAAACAAACACGTCAAAGATATTTGTATTACCAGAGATAACTGAATCGATGATCGAACCGTTAGAGAATTCTGTAGTGTTGATCGCTGAGTTCGACATTAGAGCGTCTTCAAGGACGATCTCATCAATAGTGATGTTTGTAAGAATTAGGTTGTTAGCTGTGCCACCTTCAATCGCAACATTTGCGAAAGATGAATTGTCAATCTGCGAATTGGTGAAGATGTTGTTGTTGCCAGTACCATCGGAGAAATCAGAACTAGTAATGGTCAGGTTGTTTGCAGAGCTATTCACGATTGTGGAATCGTCGATAGTCGAATCCGTGAGAACTACATTGTTACCAGTTCCATCATTAAACTCTGATTCAGTAATTACTGAAGAGGTCATGGTAACGTTATTTGCAGTCGCTTCTTCGATAGTGGAATCGTTCAGCGTAGATGCATTAATTACGCCATTGCTGAAAGTAGATGAGTTTATTTCTACGCTGTTTAGCGTAGAGTTGGTCATCGTAACATTGGAAATAGTACCACCAGTGATGGTAATTCTATTGAAGATTTCCAATTGTAGCGCTTGGACAAGTTCTTTACGAGTGATATTTTTAGTACCATCATCGCCTTGTATCAAGTTAACGATAACAAACAAATCTTCTGATCTGGTGTTAATGCCTGTAATCGGACCTAGTTCTGAAATCAACGACATGCTTGCCTACCCTTATTACGTTTTTCTTTTATTTATAATAATCTGTGGACGTGTATCGTCAGATTACAAGTTTTTATTCAACGAGTTCCCATAACTCTATGTCATCAACGGCATCGTAATATCTTCTTTCGATGTTACAACCCTTAAGGATATCAGCAACAGATGTTTCAACTCGTCCTTCTGCGTCCACAACTTGATCCCAATCAGCATGGCTGTCGCAGGTCATACCTTCCTTCATATATCTAAGGTTCGATCCAAGAACATAATCCCTACATTCTTCGATAGTGCCTGTAAATTCTGTGATTCCCCTAACAACTCTACAATCTTCAGTTGCGTTAAGGTCGCCGCCCATCATTACAATATCAAAAATATCCATTGCTTTGTAAGCTCTGGCCACCCAACTTTCCTTTTGGAAATCGGGAAGAGTTTTGTAATAATCGCTTGCCTCTAGTATGGCAATCATATCGCGCCATGTTTCTGGTTTGTCATCACCACCATTCATCCATTCCTCAACAGCTTCAGTGCAGAAAAATATATGTCCAGTCATGGCTATCTTGTGGGGATTCATTAGAGGTATCCTCCATATATAGTACCATTATTTAGGCCAACAAAGGCAGTGCCAGATGTTTGGACTGCACGGCCACCAGAACCAGCAGGTTTTGAACCCGCGCCCCCCGGTTGGCCCCATCCGCCGCCGCCACCAGCCGCCATAGAACTTCGCCCTGAACCACCTTGCGTTGTAGTGTGTGCATAGGGGTAGCCGTAAGCACCACCGGGATTGTTTGCGCCACCACCATAACCCCCCGGCCAGTCAGGCAGGTTGCCCACAGGGATAGGAGCATTTACGCTAGTGCCCGGAACTACGCGTCCACCACCGCCACCAGACCCTGCCGTATCCGCGCCTTTGTTTTCTTGTACGCCACCGCCAGCAGCACCTGCTTGGCC